AATACAACCGATAGCGGCGGTAATACTCGCACCATGACTCTTGATAAGGCCTATATCATCGTAGGTACTGTGACCCATGCCTTTACATTACGAGCTAACGGGATTAATAGAATAACCTCTCAAACCGTTCTGAGTGCATCCAATAATTATACCGGCGTTAATGCGGCAGCTTATTCGTGCACATCGGCTAGTAATGGACTCTCCTTTGACAACATAACCATAAATTGTCCGGGTAAAACGTGGATGGCATCAACGGCGGCGTTATTCTTATCTGCTGATCGTTGTAGTATTCAGTGCCTGGATATTGGCACGTGTAATACCCTAATCGGGTTCTTCGCATTTACACGACTTGGCAATACCGGTGCAGAATTTACCGGCGGAATGGTATTTACTACGACAGGCAACGTCAGTTTAGATATTACTAACTGCGCTTTCTTTCCGGATCAGGCAACAGCTAGCCTTCCCTGTGTTGATTTCAACTCCTCAACATGGGGTGATGTGAGGGTGGAGAGTACCAAGTTTAATTTGGGTGGTACTAACTTTTCAATTTCAGGGCTTGCCTTAGCGGCCAACCTGATTAATGCAGGATTTGTCAATCACTGCGATATGACAGGCTCAGCTAATGCCTTAGATGGAGTCAGTGAGCATGATGATCCTTGGATATTTACGGGCAACTTAGGCACTGCGGAGTCAGGCGCTAGTATTGGGGGCTTTGTCGAAGGTAACGCCACAGAGACTGTGATCGGTGTGGGTGCTGGTGATGACGGCAACCCCATTATAGTCAATGTTGGTGTGTTGGCGGCTAGTTATATTGATGAACGCATGGGCATGTCTACAGCAGGAGTCATAACTTACAGCGGGGCTAACCCGACATTAAAAAGCGTGTCGTTCACAGGTCAAGCGATAGGTGCAGCAGGCAATAATATCGATTACACGTTTTATGTAGCGGTTAATGGTGCGATTGTGCCTGGGAGTCGTGGCCCTATTTCTCTTGATTCGGCAGATCCAGGCGTATTCGCAACTCAGGCATTAGTGGGCTTAGCCAGTAGCGATACCATATCACTCTTCATTGAGAACAATTCAAACACCAATAATGTCTGTTTGTTGTGATCTAAGGATTGTAGGGGTTATCAGCCCCGCTGCGTTGTTGGGATAGGATACTAGCAAATCAGCTAATAAGGTTGCTCTGTCTTTCTGAGCCATAACGACCCCTCCAATTATTCACTGTGCTAAAATATAGGCAGGCCGGAGGGGTGCGTTTGACGCATACCTTGGAGGGGTTTACATACCCTCCGGCCACCTAAACTAATTAACCAAAACCGTCACTAAATCCGTTACTGAATGGGCTGCCAGCCTGACCAGACTGAGGCGCACCCACAAACCATGCCATAAAAGCTGTCATTATCGCTCACTCGTTTGCCAAATTGAAAAGCCTATCTTAGTAACTGCCGCATAACCATCAGCATCAGCGACTAAGGCCGTACCTCGGAGCGTATCAGCTCCCGTAAACACTAATTGTACCGAACCTGCACCCTTATTTGTATAGGCAAAGTTAACGCCTCTGCTTAAGCTATCAGGTATAGAGACGTCAACCGTAGCGGCATCGTTAAACACTAAAAAGGTTCCTGTATCTGCATCACTAACCACATAGGAAGACTCAGAAATATCATTAATAATAAGCGATAAGGGGTTAATAAAAGCCTCAACCGCAGCATAAAGAGTCTCAACACTCATGCGGAAATTCGTACCATTAACAAAGAAGTCCATCTCTGATCCGGCAGGGATTACTGTATTTGCTACAAATTTACTCTTCTTAATAGCCATTACGGGGTGTCATCCTCTGCCAAAATAGTTTGATTGTCTTCTGACCTGATTTCATTCTGTCGATCAGCAAAGAAATGATCATTGTCAGCAGTAAGGAAGCCCTCATTGCCCGATCCAACAGGAAGTGTAGAGGGGTAGCGCATCTCTTGAAGCTGGACGCCAAGGGAATACATCACCTTTTCACCGTCACGCCTTGCATCGTATAACTCAGGGGGAATGACTGCGCCGAACATAGGAGCTAGTCGAATAGCTAAGGCTGCTCTCAGTCCATCCAAAGCGCCGTCAGGGATGGTAATTGGATCACCTACTGCTTTGACTATCGTATAACCTAAATCAACACCACCAGCCGCTAGCTTAGTCATGTAGCGATTCATATACCGTATAGCCGCTGCTGTCTCGGCAGGGTCCATATCGGCATCAGAGCCTTGGACCATAATATCTAATAGGGAATCTGTAATAAGCGTTGCTACGGTATCTGACATTAGTGAACCCTTATTAATTCTAGTGCTTTCGCTTTGGTCTTATCCAATGTTTCTTGAGGCTTAATCACGACATCCGTTAACTTGAAGATGTACCAACAAACCCGGCTGGCATCATCCATATCGTTAATCTGCGTGGTGTGCCATTCATTGGATCCGAACTTACCAAAACCTTTATCACTCATACCTATAAAGCCCCTCCGGTTTCCCTTTGGGGCTGAATAATACAACGGTTATTGTTTATGGTACGCCGAAACCTTGGCCCGCAAACAAGGGGTTAAGTGACGCAAACACCGGCAGAATATCGAAACGAGCCTTCTGGATGTTCTTATCGCCGTCAGAGTACTTGGTGAATCGAACAGAGAAGCCATCACGAGTTACCGCTGAACCTTCAGTAGCCGCCAAACGAGGCAGATTGATAGTCTCCATCGAAAAAGCGTCCTTGTGATAGAACAGGTTAGGCTGATAAACAACGTCTTCAGTACCCAAGACGGCGAACGTGTCACCGGCCTCAAGCTCTGTAAAGATGTTGTTGTATTGACCATCACCTTCATTGATGGCCGAGTTAGTCACTGTAATACTCACCTCACCCGAGCCGTTTGTAGTACCACCTGTTACAACACGATACTTCCACGGTATTTGAGCGCCAGTTGCATCAAAAGCCACTTGACGAGAACGGATATTAATAATACTCCGGTCTGCCTGTGTGATGACAATGGTTTCACCTGGGAGGATTGCGTCAGTGATGCCCGTACTCAGACCCGTTAAGGACAGCGTTTGAATCATGCTGTTCTTGTTGGTTAGATACGTCTGATCAGGAGCCGCAAGTAATGTGCCTGTTCGCGTGGTAGTTGCGCCCGCTTGATAGGTGGTTAACGAGTTAGAAGAAAGCGCTCTAAGTCCACCGAAATTACGAGGGATTTGTGCGTTTTCCCATGCAGTACGAACGAGCTGATCGGCAGCCGTTAAGCCTGTCTGCAAATCGGCCAATCCAGTTTGACTGAATGGATTCATTACATAGAAGTGTTCGCCGGTATTAGGAACGCCGATAGTGTTCATCAAAGCCCCTGCGCCCGCTACATCTGACCACTTCCCAAGCCCTGTTCCAGGTGTGCCAAAGGTTAGGCCAGCATTCTCAACCATAAAGTTACCAAGAGAGGTTTCAAGCTCATTAACGCACTCTTCACCCGCTGGCATTATGATTTTATCAAACTGATCTAATTCAATAGCTTCCTCAAGGTTTTCCCAGTCCAGATCGACAGTAATGTACTGCTGTACCTTACCGAAAGCCGTACCTGATTGGATTTTGTTTTTGCTCATCCCGCTAATGTCGCCCGTATCAGTACGTTTTGCACGATACTGGTGAGGACGTTTAACCCGCACTTCATCACCGAACTCATCGGTGAACTTACCCTCAAATAGAGAGGTGTTAATAGTTTTAGTTAAGACCCGGTTCATTTCAAAGCCTTTCAAGAAAGACCTTAGAACCTTGTCGGTAATGTTACCGTCTAATGTGTTGGCTGTCATACGCTACCCCTTAATATACATTGATAGTGACACCCTCTAGTAATGGATCAGTCTGTTTGACTGGCCCACCCGCCTGTATATCAGTTGGTGGCGGAGGTGCATCACTGGTTTTAGGTTTAAGCGATTCGGCATTAATACGGACTACGTTACTCATGTGGGCTATTTGCTGATGAACAGGCATTGACTGTAAAGCCGTCAACGTCTCAGGGTTTTGCCTCAAATACAACGTCATATCAGGCCCATCATCTACGTTAAGTAGCATATCTGCCACCGCATCTGACACACCGTAATTAGCAATATCTGTTGCTGCCCTTAATACTTCATCAGCATCAAAACCACGCTCTGTAGCCTTGTTAGCATAGCTGGTGCGTAAATTACCCGCATCAACCTGCTGCTGTCTTAATACTTCATCTTGCTGAGTCTGTGCCTGTTGAGCGGTTAAGCTCTTCTCGGCATTAAACTCGCCTTGCTGTAATAGAGCGTTGTCGCGGACCGTCATCTGCGCCTCATACTCCTCATCACTCAATAAATTAATATCGGGCTTATCAGGAATAACGGGAGCTGCACCAGTAGGTTCCTGGCTGGCTTTTAACGCATCAAGCTCTGCTCGGATAGCTACGGTTTCCCGCTGTGCTTCCTTCGCCTCCCAATGCTTCTTGTTAATCGCCTTTTTGGCACCTTCGCTATAATCGCTCTCTTGTGGCTTTGCTTCATGTTCCACATCACTAGCAGGAGCTAAATCTGCACCCTTCTCAGGGGTTTCTGTTACTGCGCCTGTGTTGACTACTACTCCGTCATCAGGGGCTGTCTCAGTGGGTAGCGCGTTTTCATCTGACATTTGTTCAACCTGTGTGGTCTATAGTCGCGAAGCTGTCGCGTACAGTGACGCTAAGTATAAGGCTTTACTACCAGTATGCCAATAGTGATAGATTTTGCCTATTAGACAATTACTTATTATTGGATTATGCTTGAATCCTAACTGATAGGAGAGATGGGAATGAGCAAGGTAGAGAGTGGCGTTATGATAATGAAGGATGGCAAAGGGTGGGGTATTACTAGAGAAGATGGCCATAGCACATCGTATGGCTGGATGGATGCGGAGGATGCGCCGATACATGACCCTAAATACTGCACAAAAACTACAGATGTTACCTATAAGGATAGCTACCTTATTCCTGAGCTTTTAACTGGTGAACTGGTTTTTGTTGAGAGAACGACAACTATTGAAATGGTAATTGGGGAGACTAAACCATGACATACCGATGGGAACCAACAACACCGCTAGATAGAATCCTGGCAACTGGCTTTAAGCGTATTGATGAGGTTGTTGAGGGGGTGATACGCAAGCACTGTCCACGAGCTATGGCTGAATATATCATCCTTAATAATTCATCAGCTAAGGGCGGGTTAATAAGTGGTGCAGACGCGGCCATACAGCAGAGGCTTGGACAATTACTAGGAAGGATTGGCACATGAGACGCAAACGACCACACACAGAACCGGATAGGATTAAATAACGGATATTGTTAATTGCTGAGCATGAAGTTAACAAAGCGCTTATAGATAAGAATAATGATATGCCCCTTGATATGATTATGGGCAACTCTGGAGTTAGCGATAGATTTAAGGTTGCCGCCTATAAATATCACTCAAATAAACCTAAACCCAGCATATGGAGACGCAACGCATGAAAACATTCACAGCTA